TTAATCCAAAGAACAAAATTGGAAGGATTCCAAAACACATTTGATTCGTGTTCTTTTAGGTAGTTACCATCAAGTCCATTTTCAAGGGCCAATAATACTTCAGCTTCCGTTAAATGATCAAATTTGTTTAAATCTGAAAAAATCATTTGAGTTTCTACGGAATCCTCGTGCTTGGCTCTTTCTTTTAATCCAAGTCTAACTTTAACCATCGAAAGAATTGTATTTGCAATCCGTAATTTTTCTTTTTCAGACAAATACATAATTTTCTGCTTTGTGCTTGCTTGATAAATTACTGTTTCGGTTTTTGTTAGCTTGCTATCTGCTAAAATTGGTTCAGAATATTTTTCAATTCTATTTTCTTGCAAAGGGATTAATGTAAGTTCCATTTTCTATTTGTTCTAAAAGTTCGTTATAAATTTCTTGTTGTTGTATTAGACCTTTAGTCATCTTACCAGGTGCCGGTTCTGAATTGGTTGAAGGTTTATTTTCTTTAGGTGCAAATAACCCTTGATAATTATTAGCTATCGAATGATTAATCGCTTTTTCTAATTCAAAATTACCAACTAATTCCCATTCTTTAAACAATTGATCCATACCAATTTTTGTGTACTTAGATCGTTTTTGTTTTTTATAATCAAACCACTTATTAAAAAGAAGGTCACGTTCCGTAGGAATGTAAAAAGGATCTTTTTCTTCTTCTTTTTCTTCTTGGTATTCTTTTTCTTTTTCTTCTTCTTTTTCTTCTTCTTCTTGTGGATGTGTATCCATACTGTATAGATACTGTATCAATACTCTATTTTTAACCTTTAAAAGTTCTTTATCAACGCAAGCCGTAACTTTTGGCGATGTTGAATCATTGTACTTGACCCAGTTTAATAAAGCAATTTCATTGGTTTCTTTTGAAAATCTGATTTTGTTTTGTTCCTCAAAGAATGAAATTAATTTTAATACCGTTTCTTGATTGTAACCAGTATCAAAAGACATTTTCCGAATCGATGTTTCGTAAATGCCACATTGAGTTGTCTTATCATTAGTCATCAGATACAAATAAAAATATTTTTGTTCTGGTGTCAAATCCCCCACAAACGAATCCGACCAAAAGGAAACGGAAATTTTTCTAAATGCTGCCATAATTTTTTTGAATATAATGATCAAAATCAATATAATTTGTTTTTTCATTTCGTGTATCACAAGTTCCTTGCCAATATCCTTGACCCCAAGCATCTTCTATTTGAAATTCTTGTTTATTATATGCAGATTTAAATATATCTCCATATTCAATATAAAATTCATCATTTAATAATTGCATTTTTTCCTTCATTTTTACTTCTAAAAATAAAATTGCATTAACTCTTAAATTTTCCATATTAAAAATAAAAAGGCCAGCTACGTGAGAGAGTAGACTGGCCTAGTTAGGTATGATAAACCTTTAGAATAAATCAAGACCTCTCACCATCTTGACTTATTGTATTGCAATATAGTAAATTAATCTTCAAGTTCAAAATTTACCAATCTTTTTGTAAAAATTCCAACGTGTTGCGGGAAATCATTTTCGAACTTTTTTGCATAATCCTGGGCAAAAAATCTAATGAACTTATGACCATCATTGAACTCTTTCATCAACTGAAATCGAATGATCTCGCAGATGGTTTCGGCCTTGATTCGCCTTTCGCCTTTGTTAATATAAAGGTTAGCGATTTCCTTGAATTGATCGTAAATTTTCGGATTTGATTCGTGATAACTTTTGAATGACTTTTGCATTTAGTTGTAATTTAGGTTCGTTATTAATTTTATTTTGATCGACTTCTAATTGCCGTGCGATGTGGTCTTGCCACTCGTTGAAGGTTAGTTCTTTCATACCTCAAAATTAAAAAATCTACCAAGCTTGGTTTGATGGTAATGGTAATTCAATCGAAGGTTTCGCCTGGTTTCTCGCAAACTTTTAGTGTGCTTTACCCGGCCTTTAATTTTATCTATACCATTGGGAAACCGAACGCAAGATGATAATAGTATCATCATTAAAATTATTATTTTATACATCTTTATATGGGTTTTCGGTTGTGATAAATTTCCAATATGAAGATTCTTTTTTATTCCAATTTGAAGTAACTTGATAAAAATCATTTATACGATCCATAAAATGGGCTATCATCCAGCTTTGAAATTCACTATCTCTTACCCAAACTATCTGCCCTTTCTTTGGCAATTCCTCTGGTCTTTCTTGGCTGAATCCTTCTAGATTGTATTCAGTAAATGAAAGAAATTGCAAATTACTATTATCAAATTTCCCATCATAAGTATAGCAATCAAAAGTATCATCAAAATTAACTTTAATAGGAAATACAAAATCTTCATAAATTTTGTTAATCACTCCCCATCCATTACGTAGGTCAAACACTTTATCTCCTACTTTAAAAACTGATTTATTTTTCATTTTATTTTAAGTTTAAAAATTTGAAAAAATTAAGAACCACACCCAGCAAGCAATTAATCCAATTAGGCCGATCATTGTCAAAAAATTTGCATTTTCAATCAACTGTTTGTCTTTCCCTTGCATCTTCGAGCATTTTTATAGTTACTTCTCTAATTACTGCCATAACATCGGGCCTTTTTATAAACCCTGCTTTTGCGTTTTTTCTATTATAATACGCAATTGAACGTACGTTTTCCCAATACCAGGTGCGGGCCGAGAAGGGTTTAATACCCCTCTCGTTTAAAATGTCCGCAGTTTGTTGATACTTATCAATTTCTTTAATTAGCATCGTTCGGAAATAAAGAGTTAAAAAATTCTTCAGACATCTTGCCTTTGATTACTTCGTTCGCAGCCATATCCATTATAATCCGACGGGTGTCAACATTCAAAGCCATATTGCTTTTCATAATGTGCTGGAAGCAAGAATAAGCAAAACATTCTTCGTTCTTCTTTTGAGTTAAAACTACTTTAGAAGGGGAGATCATCGCTTGCATTTGGTTGAGGTTTAAATTGTGGAATATTACTGGACTGATTAGAACTTGGATTTGATTGGTTGGTAGGCTTCCAGGTATCTAACTCAACATAGAAATTACCTTGTTGGCCCCTTGCAATGTTTAGATTTATCCATTCATTACCTTGGCTTTGGATGAAGGCAATCGCCTCATCTTTCTTTAAGGATAGCCGACCGACTACCCATTCCGGTGCATTTTCATTTTTCTTAAAAATAAACCCTTTTGCAAATACTTTTTCTGGTTTGCTCATTTTGTTAATTGATTTTTACGGTTTGAAAATAAATCTTTGATTACTGCTAATTTTTGATAATTTTCCTCAATTTGATCCCAAATCTTGGTTAATGATACTATATCTTTACATCCAGCAACTAATATTTTAACCTCATCCAATTCATATGCTGAAATTAACGTGCTTTGTTTCGGTGATTGCTTTGCTGGTGCCGGAGATGATTCCTTTCCGTCCGTATTAGTCGCATCGGAATCCTTTGTATCATCCAGGCCAAAAAGTCCTGATAACGCATACTTTCGAGCATATGAGCTACTCGCCCCAGTGACCTGACTGCCATCCATTCCTTTCTTACTTTCCTCCTCCCTTGCAAATCCATCCGTTGACCACGTTTCCTTGCCGTTTGTGAGCGTTGCCGTAGCCTTAATGTAATATCTATCTCCCATGTTAATAATCGTGTCTGAAACGGTAATACTAAATCCCATCGGATTAACAACTTGTTTAACCGCTTCGAGAATATCTTCGGCTGATCTATACTTGTATTTGCCGAATGAATTAAACTGACCTTTTGGTGCCTTCACCAAATTTTGAATTACTGCTAATTGATTTTCCATTTTTATTTGTTTGTTTAAATTAATTTTTACGATCAAAATAACCTTCGATGTAGGACCAGTCATCCACATCGTAGCCGTCTTTCATTCCATCTTTTAGGAATTGTTCAAATTGTTCTTCAGTCTTAAACATTTGAGTCGTGTTCCACCAACTGCCACGACCATCGTGCAATCGGCAATGTAACACGCAAGGAAACTCAGTTTTATAGGCCATAACGTTCCAAGATTTTAAAGTCTATAAATTCGGATTGCTCTCTTGCTTCCTCTTGTTTAATAAAACGATTTGCCTCAAATATGTCAGCAAATGTTTTTGTCACGAAATAACTCCCCGTTTCGTGGTACCTAAATCTCATCCTCCAAATCATTTTAAAAGGATATAAAAGTATGGCAATAGGAAAAAGGCCACCGTGCAGAAAATAATGAAGCCAATGGCCATAAATAAGCACTCAGGATCCTCCTTGTGCCGTTCGATGATGTACTGAATTGTTTTTTTCATTTTGATAAGGTTTATTCGAATGCATTGTTGCTTTCGATGAATCAAAAGTACAAAAACTTTTCGAATAAAAAAACTTTTCTATCTTTTTTTTTCAAGCAAAACAAAAATCCCCACCGATATTATCAGCAGGGATTCAAATTAATTTACTTTAAACCTATCTAAACAAACTATGAAAAACAACTTATGAACAAATCTAATAAATTTTTCCGTCTTTTATCTGCAAATTAAAAACTTTTGATTTTCCCTCATTAATTTCTACAATTGCAAAACCATTGTTATGCTGGGAGAATGGCATATACTTTGGAGATAATACGGTAAGGCATCCAGTAGTGTAAGTATTTATAAACTCCTTAAATGCCGTTTTCTTTTGCGTTGTTGATGTTCTATGAACGTGGCCCATCAATGTATTACATAAGGTCTTATTCATTAAATTCTGCGAGGGATTAATCCCTCCGGCACCATATAACTCGTGTCCGTGAACCACCAACAAATCCCCCATTTCCATCCCTTGCCAATCCTCAACAATATTGAATTGTAATTTATCAAGGTTAAAAAAGATGTTAAATTGTAATTCGTGCAATTGTGCAAACTCATCTGCTTGCACTTGCAAAGATTTGGCCCAACGTTGTTCGTGATTTCCTAACTTATAATAAATTGGAATTGTCGGGAATAAATCTCGCAACTTTTTAAGAAAATCCCTTGACATATCAACCTCTCGTTTAAAGTCACGAAGGTCTTTATCCTTTTCGTGCCGGCTAATTGAATAAAAATCCATAATGTCGCCATTCAAATACAAGCAATCAATTTGTGAATTTTTTAAATGTCTGATAGCAATGGTCAAAGCCTCTAAGGAATGATAGGGAAAATGAATATCTGATAAGATTCCAATTTTCTTCAAGTTACCGGGTAACTTTGCTGATTCATATTCCTTTGACAATGATTCTGCAATTCCAAAATTGTCAATTAAATCAAGATCATAATTTATGGCATCTTGTATTTTTACTGATCCTTCTAAATATTCTTGTGATCTCTCACTTTGCAGAATATGATTAACGTTCATAAATTTTTTCAATTGCTCCCAATTAGCATACCCATATTGATTATGGAACTTCTCACAAAATTCTTTTTTACCTAATTTGGAAGCATAGAAATGGTTTTTAACCGTTTCAATCTTATGGAGTTGATTCATTATCGAGTCATTTGGTATTCTTCCATCAATTCATCCACTAAAAATTCGATGTTATTCATAACTTTCATACGAAGAACAAAACCAGCATCATCTACATATTCAATATTTGTCATCACATCCATCATTGTATTTAGCAATTCGGTTGTTTTTTCGGATTTACTCATTGGTTTTTCCACAGTTTCAACTTTTATTTCGTACATAATGCTCCAAAGATCAAAATCATAAATAATAAACTATTCCTTTGCCAACCATTACGCTTTCTTTTTTCTTCGCTTGTAAGAAACGATTTTTGAACTGCTAAGGTATTGTTATTACTAACATATAAAGAATCCTTTAGAATCGATATTTGCCCCCTATAAATTGAATCTTTGGCGATTAATAACTTGCGTTCTTTTAAGTCGTGGATAATTACATCGACTAAATCAGAAGATAAACAAATTTGTTTACCTGAATTTGGAATAGTTTTTAAGAAATTCTGCCCTTGCACTATCATCGTAGGCATAAGGAATGCGGTTAATAGCAGAATCGATTTGAAGTATTTTGCGATCATTTTGATTGATTATTAAAGAATGATTAACCTGGTCTTTTTTAGTCCAATTTTTATAAAACAAAGCCATAAAAAACAAAAGCAGTAACATCGTTACCGCTTTCAAAAAATTGCTATACTCTTCCAAAATATAAATCGGCCTCCGCCTTTCTTCGTTCAGTTAATCCCTTTAAAACTTTACCTTGACATTTATTCCATTTTAAAAATTCATCTTTAATCAATGGATCATTTGAATCTGCATTAACTTTTTTGAGCAATGTACTTGACTTTAGAGAGCCAGCACCCAAGTTATAACAAAACGAAACCAAGGCATCAAACTGATTTTGGTTAATGTCATCACGGCAAAACGAATCCACACTATGTTCATAATGTTTTATAACATTTAAAAATATTTCGGTTGCCCTGGCTTCACTAATTGGCGAATCAGTCATTTTAACCTTTGTGCCATCCGGATAATAAGTGCATCCGATTGATATTGTCGGAATGCCAGCCGGGCATAGATATGGTTTAAATGTGATGCCTTCAAATAGTTTTATCAATCTTAGACCTCCTGGACTTATTTGGTTGATTTTCATCTAATCCTAATTTCAGTTTTAATTCTGCGTTCTCTCCTCTCAAATTTTGTACCTCTGTTGTTAGTGCATCTACCTTGTCACTTAACTCTTTGACCTTTGCCGACATATCTTCGGCCGTCACTTTCCACATTGCAATGATTTCTTTTGTATTGGCGATTTCAGACGCATTAACATCTAAATTCTCTTTTCTTTTACCAACTATCCAACCTAAAAAAGCAGTTATTGCACCGGTAATTGACGGCACGAAAATATCATCGTAAATCATTAATCCTTTTTTAACACGTTTAATAATTGAGCCTTTGCAAGAATGGTAAACGATTCGGATTCTTCAATAAAACTTTTCAAAGTTCCTTGATCAACTGAATCCAAGTCAATGATCTCGCCTTTATTTAATGCTAAGGCCCACTCCCACATTTTTAATGCGTTTCCTTTATTGGCCCCGACTAATGAAGTGGCTAATAATTTTCCAGCATTTGCACCCTCGATTGGTTCACTATCCAATCCTAACAATTCGAAATTGAAATCTAATTTCATTGGTTGATTTTTAAAATGTTAAACAATATTCATAAATAGCAAAATCAAAAATATTTACAACCAAGGTAATGGCTTGCTTACAATAACGTCCATTTTATAGGCAATTTCACAATCCAAAGCAAATTCGATTTCCTCTAAATTCAACGATGATTCTAACCATCCAATCACAAGTTCCTCGGTAATTTCTTCGAATGGTTTAAATGCTGATTCATTAGGTGCCGTTAGTCCAAGACTTCCAGGAATTGAAACCCCATCTTTTACTGCGTTAAAGTTTACCGTTACAATGATGTTTTCAAATCCGTCAATGGATTCAGAACAAACCAATTCTTTAATTTCAAATTGAATAGCCATATTAATTTAATTTATAAGTTTTTTAATCTTATTACACTTGTATAATTTCCCCAGGTTTTAACCGTAAATTCTTGATTTCCTTTAGTTGGAAGTCTTACAGTATGCGTTGACATCGTGTATCCATTATTGAATGGATTTGTAATTATCAAAAGTGCCTCCGTTCCATCAGCTGATAATTTATAAGCTGAAATAGGTAACTGGGCATTGTATA